GTCGCATTATCATAGCAAATGAAGAATCATACAGAATATTATCCCGACTACCTATGCACTTCTTGAAAAAATTACAACACACACCAAAACTACACTTAATTTAATAATTAAATGAAATAAATGCTTACCTGTAAACAAAGAAACAAATTGCATCACACCGTTTATCACAGAAAATTACTACCATATTCCTACCATCAACAAAAAGCTTATTACATTATGGAGAATCTAACACCACCCAAATCTGGAGAAAAAATATATGGACAGGATGATAAACCACTTACTGAAAATCAACAATACAAAGCTGACCGACACGAAAAATGGCTAAAATACCAAGATACAAAGAAATATGACAAAACTGTCGATTCGAGAGGGTATCAACAAACAGACAGGTTATTGCCGAATTCTGAAGTTTATCAAACTATTGACAATTGGGACGAAATTTACATATTGCAAAAACGATTCACAGAAGGTGACATCTATTTAGGAACAGACGAAGGTGACAAAGCTTTGACGCTAAACAGGAGGATAGCCACTCTCGGGAAAGGGGATTCTACCTCTTTTTTTGACATGTTAAAAACAGAAAATTTCAATATTGAATGCAGATCTACAAACCCATTATATAAAACTGTGCCTAAACCTTTGATGCCTAAGTTGTTACTATCTCCTCCTGAACTAGACACTTCAACTTTAATGTATAACGATTCTCTCGGCACCTTTACTCCCGTGGAAAAGCAATACGGTTATCTTCCCAACTTCAAAATAACGTGGTCAGGTACTTCGGCGAAAGAAAAAGCGACCAAATATTCCAGTCTCGAAGTTATTCGTAACGCTTGGCGTAAACTATTTCACGATCAAATAAGACCCAGATCTCTATCACCTACTCAAGCTTTCATTATGGCATTACTTACCTACAGGTGTAACGATTGTGTTGCTGAAATGTCATATACATGTAAATGCTATTTACGCAGTGCTGGAATATACGGATGTTTGCAATTTATTCATTCTCACAAAGGTATTCCTTTCGCCATTACCGTAGCTGATAGTCAATGTTCAAAACTCGACGCATACGACGAAATGTCATCTATGGTTCCTACTTTATGGTACGCTTTGTTAGAATTATCATTACGTGTAGGAGGTGGCGCTATTGACGAAGCTATTGAAGCGACGTGTACTTATCTTTGGTCTGATTCCTGTACTAGAGTTTTATTTGGTGAGAGTTTAGGTAGACTAAAAAAATTGAAAGCATTGGAAGATATCATCGCTTCTAGAACTAACTATTGGAACGTCGTGATTAACAAAGAGAACCAAGCTACGTCCTACTCTCGAATCGGTCCTATAGGCAAGTATAATCAAAAAGATTTATCTGATATTGTTGATGAGCATCACTTGTCTTCTTATATGAATACCGATATTCCTATGTTAACTAATAAGATGGGTAGAAGATTGTATGCAGCGGTGAATCAACTTTATGTACTCCCAATGACAGTTAGGACTCCTATTGTTTTAGCACTGGGTATTTCTGCTAGAGCCACACAACAAGAAGCTTCTATGGTGGCTGAAACTACTTCTTACGCATATGTTGCTAATGAATGGGTTCCTATATCTTTCGATTATCATGATGCTGATCTAAATTATATGTCTGATTCGTTATACAATGATCTTTTAACCATAGATGAAGACTTATCTAAATTAGAATATGGTTTCATAGAAGCATCAACTACTAACTCTGCAGGTTTAGACAAAAATTTAGCTGAAGAAATCAGATCTGCACTGCTATCGTCTTTAGGTGATACTCCTGACGTTCGAGAATACTTACAATTTATAAACATGCGTATATTTGACACTGTCAGAACTATTAGGGATGTTTACACATCAATCGATGCAATGTCTGCGGAATGGATGAGAGATAGAGTGTCAGCAACAAGAGGTCAAGTTGGTAGACGCGCTCGTATTGTTCAAATGCTTGGCACTACATTTATGGGTCCCGCTTTCATAGTCAAAGTCATTTTAGAAGCCGTAATGGAAAAATCTCCTTTTTTAACTGGTGGTAAAACTACTAATGACGTGAGGGATATGCATAACGTTTTGTATGGTACGGGTCGTGATTATTTTGTGAATTCGTTAGATGTAGTCGGTATGGACACTAATACTTTACCTCCGGTGCGTAGATTTGTTACCGCTCAAATTCTTAGGTATTTGAAAAACTTGCGACAATACAATTTTCCCTTCTTTGTCAATAAAGTCGGGAATGTGACTGCGCCTATACCTATCAAATTTAGAAAACCTGTTTCTGGTGGATGGGAAACGTGGATTGAAGATGTTTCTGCTCTTGAATTTATGATTTTGATGGATATGAAAACTATTACCAGTAGGTCCACCATTGTAGATTCTTATTTCGGTACCAGTCCTTCAGCTAGCAATTTTGCTTTTGAGTCAGGTTCTTATAAAACAAGCAAACAACACGACATAATTAATTCAAAAATTTTGGAACGCGCAGCTATGTTAATTCAAGAAGCTTACGCTCAATATTTTTTATCTATGATAGGCGGTGTTCAAGGCGATGATCACGTATCTTTTCCTACCACGCCTTTTGCTAGTGTCGATCTTACGGAAGTAGCTGTTACCTGTGCTGCGCAACTTAAAAGGTTATTTGCTCTGTTCTCATACCAAGTTGATGACGGTTTGAAATACAAAGTAGGTGAGTTTTTGAAGTTAGTTGCTGTCGCCGGAATGCCATCTATGTTGTTCGCTAGACTTGCCATTTTAACTAGTGAGCGAGGTGAAGATTACAGTCGCAACGTTATAGGTAGAGTTAAGAATATAGTCACGGTCTTAAATGAGTTATCCGCTCGAATACCCGTAGGTCAACATTGTGTCGTGATGGCTCGAGTTAGCGCTATGCTTTTATCTTACGCTACTTTGTACGTTGATCGACATAAGAAAGCTGTTGGGGGTAAGTATTTGCATCAGAAAAGTAAAGGATTAGTTGCTCTTGCTCAGGAAAGGTACAAAAATGTGAAGTTGACAAAAAGGGATTTTTCGGAGGTAATTTCTTGGACTAAAGTAAATGGTGTGGGCGAGTCTGAGGAAGCTAAGCTTTACATATTTCCGGCCGTATGGTATACCGTTCCAAATATAGGTGTTGCTCCGTATCCTTTTGTTCATAAACAGCATGCAGCTAGAAACGCCACTTACTTATCTTTTCCATCACCTGCCACTATTAGACGTATGTGTAACATGTGTGAAATTTCAGATTTTGACATCGATCTAGCTCAAGCTGACAGTCATGCCATGTTGCTTAAAGTTGGTTTTGATACATGGCGTTCACAACAAAACGCCACTATAAGACGTTTCGTCGACAATCAATGTTACAAGATGTCTAAGACTACGTATGTGGCCTACGTTGAAACCACTTCTCGCGCTGTCCCTGTGTCCACCGAATCTGTTTTCTCTGTGGATCTGGCTTTTAAATATGGTTTTATACAAGGATATGACATAATTAAACAATTTGCTGCTTCCAACGTTGAGTTTACACCCGGTACTGTTTTTCGTAGTATAATGAGAATCGGGGACAGTTATTTAGATCCTGTTAGATCGTATCGTTCATCCATTGCGCGTGAAGAGTTAATAGAAAAGTATAGATTTAAGGTCCCTTTACTACAATCTTATTTCCGTAGAGTTAGTGCTAGAATGACAGCTGCTGCCACTGAAAAGACTGCTCCTTTGTCATTAGATATTAGCTTGATAAAGTTGTTTGACAATCTCTCTGACACTCCTTTTTTGCCTGCAAAACTCAGAGATGATATTGTCTATGGAGATTATTCTATAAGAATACAGCCTATATCTCCTAATGAGAGCACTTTCGGCGTCCCTATTTATCATGAGACGGGTTTCGGTTCAGCAGTAGAAGCAGGTTCTTTAGCTGCATTGTATGTAGAGGTATTTGGTCTTCCTCCGATGTCAGGCGTTTCTCACGATGCTATAAAAGAAGCTGTAAATAAAGAGATGTTAGTTGCTGGCGCTGCTGATGATGTTTTGAAGACTTTAGGACGAGCTTTTAACAAAGGAGGCGAAACTGTTTTGAAGAAAGCGTTTGATGTAGTGGGTTTATCTGGAAGATCACGGGCTAAAGTTACTGATTTGTTT